TGGCTGCTGATCTCCGTGCCGTCGTCGTCTCCCGCTGTTTCCGACAGGGAGTAGATGGCCCCGTTGGAAGCCCCGATCAGGATTTCCCGGTCGTCGGGTTCGTCTCCGTCGATTGTGGTGACAAACGAAGGCTGGATGCCGGAGGGGAACACATCCTTCCACCAAGCCCCCGACCTCGAATCCCAGAAGTACGAGAACGGTGTTTCGTGAAGATGGATCGGGCACACGAAGACGTAAAGACCCTCCTCCCGGTGGCTCCACTCCATGAATATGTTGTTTATGCTGAGGTTTATTCTGGTCAGCTCGTAGTCGAGGGTTCCCACGCCGAGCCGCTGCGGTGCCCGCTGAGACGGGACCATCGAGTAAACCCCGCCCCGGCTACCAAAGAAGAACAGTGTGCCGTCCGGCGAGACTGTCCAAGGCCTCCCCCAAGACATTCCCGTCCCCCCGGCAACTTGGTCGAGTCGACCCCCGCTCATCGGGTCTCCGGTCATCTGCCAGATCGACTTGTCTCCCCCGAACAAGAGAAGGTCGTCGCTGTAGGGGATAATTGTGTTTACGATGTCCGGGTTTTTCCCCGCGCTGCTGTTGTTCCCGGCTACAGCTTGCGTCTCGACCGTGACGCTCGGGAAGTAGTCCCAGTCGAGCGGGTTTCCGAAGGCACTCATGTACCAGTTGCTGGGGTCCGACTTGATGCCAGAGAGGACGATTCGCCCTCGCCAGTTTTCGATCAGGCGGGCGTAGTTCCCGTCGTCCGTGGGGAGCGTTCCGGCTGTGGCAGTCCAAGGCTGGTTCGCAAAAAACTGGTACGGAGTAGAGTAGGTCAGCTTGTAAGACTCCCCATCGCAGATCAGGGAGTACGGCCCCTTGAGGGTTCCGCCGTCAACAAATCTGGAATAATCCACCGAGAAGAAGGTGCGGAACAGCTCCGAGACTGTCCGGTATCCTTTGGGGAGGTTGGCTAGTGTGCTTCCGAGAAACCCGCCTTGTGGGGTGAAGTATTGAGACTTTCCGCCAGCCGTTGCAATGATTCTCTGCTCCCGGCTTTCCCTGAACAGCCCGGAGTCGCCAATGCTTACGGCGTGCGTATGGATCGCGGCCCTCCGGTCGTGGTTGCTGGCCTGCTCGGTTGTGAAAATGTCTCCGGTCAGGCTCAATTCTTCCCTGATCCACGACTCGTCTATCTTGACGCCCTTGTCTACGAGTACCCGAACCGACCCCAAGAGGGAGGTGTTGAAGGCGTAGCTTGATCTGGCCCGGTTCCACCCAAACGACATTCCTCCTTCGTCTCCGCTGTAAACGTCTATGCCGTTGTACGCTCGGATGATTCCTATTTCGGAGATGTCCTGAACTGAACCCGACACGCTCGCTAGTGAGCCTTCGCTCGTCAGGTCGTTCCGGTTGGCGTCATTCAAAGGCAAGGCCTTATAAAGAGCCAAGGTTGTGTCGTTTATTCTTTCGACATACGTTTCGTGTGGGGTGGCGTTGTTTGTGTTTGCCTCTTCCCTGCTGCTGGAAACACCCTCTACGAAGACCCTGTCGTTGTCGTTGAGGTTGTGCGCTGAGTCTGTGACTATGTGAACCCGAGCAGAAGCACCGGTCCCCACGTCTCCGCAGGTGTCAATGTTCAGCTTTGCCGCAACAGACCCCCCGTTTATTACCTTCCCTGTGGCCCCGTCAAAAAGAACGAGGTTGTGGCGGGCGTTGTCCGCGCTGGACACGTTGTAGTCGTTTGTTGCGTCGTGTTTTGTCCAAGAGGAGTTATTCATCCCCTCCCCGGCAACGTACACAATGGTTTCTGGCCCCCAGTCGTCCACGGTCACGGAGGACATCTTCCCAGCGTTGTCTCCGGCTGTGCTAAGGTTGGTGCTGGTGGCTTCCCAAGACACCCCTGCCCTCGTGAGTGCAGAGAGCTTACTTACTATGTCGCCTGAAGCAGTAACGGTGTACTGGGTTATGGCATAGATGTTCCCTCGAACGTCCGTGCAGCAGTCTAGCCGCCTGTGTACCGACAGTCCGCCCCCGGACGACACCACCTTCTCGGCCACCGACCCCCCGCTGTAGATGTTGAACAGGTACATCGTGGAACCCGCTTCTCCACTGGCCCCGCCCAGAAGTCCAATGATCCCGCCGCCCGAAGACATCAGGTTCTTGACCCTTCCGTCTACCGTCGCGGTGGTGGCGTTTGCCTTCTGGAAGTGTGTCGGAGATTGCAGAAAGTAGTTGTTTGTTGGCACCAAGCCGCCCGCGTTGTCCACCCTTGCTCCGTCTGAAATCCTGTTGGCGGTTACTGTCTCCTCGCCAGTAGCGGCGACAACCCCATTCCACCAGATAAACAGGACATCCCCGTGCAGGGCCCGAGAACCTGCCGACCAATCGCCCTTGAGGTTTCGTTGTACTCAGAAAGAAGCACTCCGGTTGTGTAAGGTCTGGCGTACTTCCGTATTTTCTTTGCGTAGTTACCGGAGTCAGCGGTCTTGCCTATGGTGACGACATACAGGTTGCCGTCCTTGTCGAACACCGAGAACTGGTAGTCTTCACCAGCTTCGTCTGCGTCTGGAGATATAGGGGCTGTCGACCCGATCAGCGCGGGCGGGTCCAGCGAGTTGTCCATTAGCTGGGGAGACCCGCTATTGTTGAGGACGACGCACTCCGGGCCTACCCTGTGCGGAGAGGTCTCTGTCAGAGTGAGGGTAGATATGTTTTGGACGGAACTTTGAGACACGGACTTCTGCTGCGCAGCAGGGGCGGTCGAGCTGGCCTTGTTCAGCAGGCCGGGGCGTTGCGAGAGGCGCAATCTGCCCGTAGCGGGATCGTGGCCCCGGACGTTCTGGGCGTCTACCGTAGAACTCGGGTCGTGGTCTTCGTATGCGAGACCCTCGACAATTCCCCGGTGTGGAGGGGAAAGCCTGACCAGCTTCCTTCGTGGAGGCATGGCATCCTCCTAGAAGGGGGTTAGGACGTAACGCTGCCGATAACGTCGAAGTTGGCGACGTTGGGCGAGACTGCGGCGTTGTCGTTGACCAAGACCTTGCCGGTCTGCGTGTTGATGAAAATGCAGCCGGGTGCATATCCGTCAACTCCGTCTGCCGGTACGTCTTCTGTTCGACCGACCAAAATCAAGGGGTCGCCGTTCTGGTCGGTGACGATAACACCCGTGGCGTCTTGTACTGCGTGTCGTTGACTCATCGTGTTCTCCTACATTCTTTCGTCGTTTCGGGGAATCAGGTCAGCCGTGTCGCCAGTACCGACGACAACCTTCTCGACGCCGGGGCCAATGACAACCTGCTCTCGGTCGGTGAGGGAGACGGAATCGCCCCCGTCAATTGTGATTACAGACGGTGCTGAGGTGGCGATGAGCGTGTATGCTCTCGACTCGTCCAACTCGTAAGTGCCTGCCACGAGGTTAGTGGAGCCTACGTTTACTGCGGCCATGACTTACTCCAGAAATGATCCGTCTTGCTGTTTGTGGCGGATTTGACCGCCGAAGATTCGCGTATGCTCGGGGTCAAACCCGTCTGACTGGTCGCTGTTGTATCCTAGCAGTTCCGGCCTGTTGGCTCGACCGTCCTTCTCAATGGATGACGCCAAGGCTTCCATGAATCGCATCTTGTAGGGACCAACCTCCCTGTCCAGTCTTCGCTCGGCTTCCGAGAGGCAGGAGTACAGGATTGTATCAGAGTGGTCGTCCGCACCGTAGGGGTAGTCTTGGGCACTTGACAGCTTTTGCGGGCGCACCTCGTAGCGGTAGTGGATGACCGCTGAACTGGTGATTGCAGGCCAGAACTTGATCGTGTGCGTGGCTGGATTACCAGCCGAGTCTATGCCAGACAACAAGGTGTCTTTTGGGACAACCGCAGCCAAGATCGGATCGGTTGATGAACTAGCTGCATAGTCTCTTTGGCGCAACTCCCTTATCCTCGCCTCTCCGATGATCTTGATTGTGTGCCAAGCGTTGTCTTTCTCGGAGAAGGTGATGTTCCCGACGATACGGGCGAAGTCCACCGGGAGATCGTAGTCGTCTTGGTGTAGCTTGAACGTCTTTGAGGACAGGTCGGCTCCGGGGTTGTCGTTTGAGTCGAGGACGATTGTGTTGGTGGAAACCGACGCCACCGGGTAGCTGACGCCGTCGAAGTCCAGAAACCCGCTCGTAGCCCAGCTTGGCACAACCTGATAGAGGGTCTCGTCTCCGCCAAAAGTGTAGGTTGACCCTGACCCATCGACGGGAATTGTGAACTTCGTGGGGGACGTTTTAGTGATGGCGTTGTTGCCGTTTATTGTCACGCTTGAGGTGGACACGTTTTGAATGTTGACAATATCCCCGGTGGATAGGCCGTGGGCACTCGCACACGTCACTTCCACAGGGTTGGCCGTTGTGGCTGCTGTGATTGACAGCTTGTCGATTGTGACTGTTTTATTGCTTTCGGTGTAAGAACCCGTGTTCGTGTCTCCGTTCGTGTACGGAGCTTCCAGCTTTGTGTTCGTGACCGGCTTCAGAAAGCTCCAGTCGTGGACGTAGTTCCCGACTGGCGGGGGGCTGTAGAACTGGCGCAGGCCTGAGTCAATAACACGATTGACCACGTCCTCGGCGTCCGAGGCGACGGTCGGGCCGCCAGACCCTCCGTAGAGGTACTCGTTGACCTCTTGCTGGAGGTCTTCCCTGTTCAGTCCCAAGCGTGCCATGACATACCCCTAAAAAAGAACAGGGGGCGGTGGCGGTGAAACCACCGCCCCCTGCGGCTGAAGGGAGGCGAATCCCTTGGGGCTTTCAGTTACTCAGCAACGCCGAAGGCGATAGCCGAGCCGAGGTTGAGGACTTCCGCTGCGGCGGTAGTCTTCACGCCGAGGACGAGGTGGCCATTAGCCACTCCGGGGTAGGCGATCTTCTTGCGAAGGACGCCGTCCGTCGAGACTTCGATGTTCCCTTTGCCGTCGGAAACCATCTTGATGTCGATGTTTGCCCCGTCGACAACATCCACGCCCAAGCTGGTGAGAACAGAAAGGCCGCCAGTGACTCTCGACGCGAAGAAGAGAGTGGGATCGTCATCCGGCTTGAAGATGCCGAAGGTCTCTTCTTTCAAGTTGTACACTCCTTCTGATGTGACTTCGGTGGTAACACCGGGGAGTGGGTCGGCTGCGTCGGCTGCAAAGCCCAGAAGGACCGCAGCCCCAACGTTGCCCGTCAGCTTCAGTCCGCACTGAAGAACAAACCTGTTTCCGGCCAGCTTGACCTTGCCGTTGCTGCCAAGCGTGCAGGAGAAACCGTCGTCATCCTGCGTGGTGAGGATAATCTCTCCGGCAGTCGAGGCGGCTGTCCCGGTTCCGGCGGCAACCAGTCGCGGGTCTCCCGAGGAGACACCGTGGCTGCCGTACCCGTGCAGGATCATTTCGCCGTCAATGCCGTTAAGCATATTGCGGAGTGGAAAGCGGCCCCAGATGCTCGGGTCGAGGCGGCCAGCGAGGACCGGAAGTCCCTTGTGCGGCATGTTAGCGGGCATATCTTTTCTCTCTTTCGGATGAAGCTGCCAGTTTCAAAAAGCCTCCCGCCCCGCGTGGCAGCGATTGCTAAGGCGGGAGGCTAAACGAACTCTTCAGATTGCTAGGAAACGTCCTTCAGAACGAACTGGCTTCGCCGGTCGTTGCACAGGAAGTTGTAGGTGCAGTCGATGTACTGCGTAATGGTCCGGTGGTGCAGCGGATGCGGGGCGACCTTCGATTCCCGCATGTATTCTCCGCTGAGGAAAACCGGCATGAAGTTTTTCCAGTTAATCCCGTACACGCGGTTCTGGGCGACGTTGCCCTGATCCACGTCGAGGAACGGAACCCAGTTGATCGCCGTGCGACGGAAGGTTGTCAGACCCTCTTTGCTCGCCACGTCGTTACCGAGGTTCTGATTCTGGCTTTCCAAAATCTCTTCCATCCGCGAGATGATCGCGTAGGAAGTGTAAAACGCGAAGTTCTGGCCGACGTTGTTGTAAGGGCCGTCAACCGGAGGTCGGAAGTCGGTCTTCACAGCAGCTTCTCGCCAGCCGCGAATCAGATCGCTCTTGGAAACCTTCGAGAAGAAATCGACGTAATTCTTCCAACGTGCCCCGTAGGTTGCGTTGGACGGGTCAACTCCGCCGATCAGGTCGCCAGCAACATAGCCGCCGCTCTCGGGCAGGTTGCCCAAGAAGCCTTTCTCGGCATCTCCGCCGAGGGCGATCCAGTAGTTGACGCCGAGAGGCTTCAGGGTGTCGCCCTTGGCGGGCGGTGAACCCCAGAAGTTCTCTTCCATCAGACCGGCGAGACTGGTCATGCAGTCAACCCGCGAGGTCTTCAGGAGATTGACGAGACGGGCCGGTTCACGGTTCATCGCAATGATCCGCTCTTCGATTGCCCAGTGGGTCTCGCTGTGACGCCAGTCGATGTTGCCACGAATCTGCGTGTCAGCGGTTGTCGGGTTGTCTTCTTCGTTCAGCTTCACGTTGCGAGCAGCGTTGTTGCTGTCCACGCGGAGGTTGAACTGATGACCGTGTCCCGAACCGAATTCGACGCGGTTCTTCTTGAGGAGCTGGGGCATCGCCGTGTGACGCTGGAGGTCCACAACGATGTCCGTCCACTTCACCTTGTCGAGATGGCGAAGCGTGGTTTCGATCAGGTCTTGGTAGTCACTTGAGGCGTAAGCCATGATTTAGTCCTTGAAAAGGACTCCCCTAACGCCAGCCCTGATCCTGTTGCCATTCGGTCGCGGCCTTGATGGCGGCTTCCTCGGACGTGAGTGGAGAGGCGTCCTCGTGAGTCGGGACAGCCGAGGCCTGTGACCTTTGCTGACGCGATCTTTCGGAGGCTTTACGGAGAGTCTGGTTTTTGATTTCTTTACCGAAGACAGCACCGCTGGCTTCTTCAACCAATTGAGCCATCGGGGGAATCACTTCACCCCTTGCCTCGTATCCGTGCCCCAAACGTGAAACCGCCTCTGCCAGCCTCATGCGAGAATCGGCTTCTTGGCTGGGCAGGTCGTCCTGCTCACCTCGTCCGAAAGTCGCTTCATCCATAGTATTCACGATTCGCTCGAATTCTGCAACATTGGTTTCTGCGGTGCGCTCGAATTCGGCCTGAATGAGCCGTGAGTTTTCTGCGCGGAGGCCGGAAACCTCGTCGTTCATGTTCTTCAGCGCGCCGTTGGCGTACTCCACAAACTTGACGATCCCCTCGTCGTAGTCCTCCGGGTCGTCCAGCTCGAACGCAGAAAACTCCTGCGGTTCAGCGACAGGCTGCCTCGCGGGGGCCGGTTCCTCTTCCTCGTCTTGAAAGTTCGCTGCAACTCTCTCGACCATGTTGTCGAAGGCCTCGGGCGTTCCAAAGGCCTCAACCTGATCGCGGGCCAGACCGAGCTGCTGTCCCCAGAGGTACTGCTCGTCCCTGAAGCCGCTGGACTCCTCCTGCTCTTCCACGTCTTCAAGCTCACCCTCGGGTTCGTCCTCGGGGTAGTCCGCAGGCTCCTCCACGTCGATGATTTCCTCGCCCGGATTCTCTTCGGGGAGTTCGGTTGGTTCGCCTTCTTCCATTTGATACTCTTCGGCCATCGTTTTTTGCTCCAGAAAGTGCTAGGTGACTACTTGCCTCTGCGCTGACGCATTTTTGTGTTGTCGGTCTTTCTCCTTCTCCGAGGCCCGCCGATCCCGGTCGCCGCCGCACTGATTGCCGTAAGCGGACCGAGAAGCCCCATGAGTCCTGCCCTTCCCGCCCTGTTCAGGGGGCCTCTTTTCCTTTTTACCCGTCGCTTTTTTGGGGAGCTTTTCGACTGACGCATTCTTGATCCGTAGGGCATTACATGACTCCGTCTTTGTTGTGCATACCAATTAGTTTTAGGTAGCTGGCCTGATGTCTCATGCTAGTAAAATTCGGCCTGCCCTGCCCGTCAAAGTAAGTCGGAACCCCATGCTTGGCGGCGTGCGCCTCAGCAGCCTTGATGTCTTTTGGATGTACTGCGGAACCCTCGCAGAAATGCTCCTCCCACTCCTTTTGCACATTAGAGGGGGTGCTTTGGTTTAGATCAATACCGGGAACTTTTCTCGCCTTGAAAGCGTCCTCGGTTAGCTCCTCGCCGTTGACCGTGTACTTTATTTTCATCGCTTGTTCTTTTTTCGGTTGGCGTTTTTCGAGGATAGGGATAGATTTCCCCAGCTGTTGTTCATCGGGTTCCCGTCCTTGTGGTGGACATCTTTCCCGTCGCCTTTGCGGGCCAGACCAGCCTTTATCATTTTCGCGCGGGCCGCGTTCCTGTTCGCCCGCCTTTTCTTTTGGGCCGGGCGAGAGTTGTAAGCGCGTTGCCTGATACTGTCCGCTGTTGTCATTAGGCACCCCCTGCTTGTCTTGCAGCAGCGTCCTGCTCGCTGCCCTGCATCTTGTTGCCCATCAGGTTGTTGATAAGAACCTGTTCCCCGCCAGCACGAGTCGAGCCGGGCTTGCTGATCCGCTCGTTGGTGCGATGAGTGACCGGGGGCCGTCCTTGGGCTTCCTTGTCCCGATCCGTCCCCTTCTCAGGGGGGTCGCCCTGCTGGGTGATGATCTCGTTCAGCTCGGGCATATTCGAGTATTGGGCGTAGATTCTCAGCAATGCGCCCATGTCTAATCCCATTCCCTGCTGCTGCATGAGCGGCATGGACGGCATGATGACCGATTGCACGACCTGATTGAGTGTCTGCAATCTCTGGCCGGGAGATTGGAACTGCATCGAATACGGCTCGATGTCCAACTCGTACTCGAAGAACGGGCGTTCCCTCTGCTCGGGGCGAAGGGACGTTTTCATCGGTTCGTATTCGCCCATCTGGATCTCAGCCGGATATTCCTCCAGAGGATCATTCCAGAGGTAGAAGGCGAAGTCCGAGATAACATCCTTGGTGAACAACCGTACAGCATCCTGCATTCCAGCAACTCGCTGGTTGGCACTGGAGTAAAGCAACTGGTCCTGACCGAGAGTTTGGGACTGTGCGCCCAGTCCTCCCAGAGCGTCCAAGTTTCCAGCCAGCCAACTGAACAGCTCCTTGGACTGGAGCATAAACGCGAAGTTCTGCTGGTTGATTCCCCCGGTCGAGACCTCCTCGATTGGCATTCCGCCGCTGATGGAAATGACATCGCCGTCGCTTGCCTTTCGCAGCCGGTCGCCGTCCTCGCTGTCGTGCCCACGCACAACCCCCACGGTCTTCTGGCGTTGAGCCTGACGGTCCAGCTTCCGGTACAGTCCGTTGACGATCTTGTGGAGACCCTGCCAGAGCATCGCCGGGGCCAGCGGCATCGAGTTCCCATCCACCTCGTTGAAGAATAGTGTGTGGAAGGGGCCGTCTTCGGGGCCGTCCCATTCCACCACCCGCAGGGGTGGATCGCCTTCGTTGGGTCCGAGCGTGACCAACAGCCTGCTCTTGGGAACCCAGATTTCCCACAACTCCACTTTGTCGATGTATCTCTCTTGCAGCATCGTGCCGTCGGAGGTCAGGGAGGAGATCCGCTCGTCCCCGCCCTCGTTGTAGTTGGTCAGGTCTCCGGCCTTTAGCTTGCTGCGGACATTCCTCTTGAACTCCTTGTTGGACTTGGCATCGTCTAGGTCCATGAGGTAGCGATGGCCCTTGAAGGAGCATTCCTCCTGAACGCGGGCCGTCATGTCGTGGACCCAGTCGTCCAGCATGATGTACTTGACATAGGGCACGTTCTTGTCGATCTCGTACCCATCGACCTCATATGTCCCTTGGAAAGACTGCCCGACCTTGATAATCCCCATTGAGAACAGTGCGGATCGGGTGGCCCTCCGCAGTTCCTTGTGAATGTCGTAACGACGCAACTGATCGTTGACGACCGACTCTAGCCGCTCCGCTGCTGGTGAAACCCCGTCCCTGCGGGAGAAGACATTCACCTGCGGAGGCTTCGACACCAATTGACGCTCATAAATACCAGCAGCCAGTTCCATCAGGTTGACGTGAACCGGCTTCTTGGCCCCGCTGTCGGAGTAGTAGACGCCGACAGACTGCTCGACAGCTTCCTTGTGTCTTTCTCGGAAGGGCTGGAGCTTGTACCGGGAATACTCCATCGCACGACGGAGACGCATCAATTGTTTGGGGTTGTTCGGGTTCGGCATCTTACCACTCCTCGGCGTGAGCCTCGGTCGTGCTGCGTTGTTCTTTTCTCCACGCCATAGACATCAGCGGAGTTCCCTGCGTTTCCCGCTGTGGCTTCTGGACGGCACGGCGTAGCACTTTTGCACACAGGGCATCGGCAATTACTACGTCTCCATGATTATCTCCCCTGTCCGTGGGATCAATTGAGTTCGCTGAACCAGAGTGTTCGATCTTGCCATTGGGCAGGTAAATGAACTCCCCGGCTTGGTCTAAGGCTCGATCTGACGGATTGATGAAAGCCCTCGTGGCCATCGCATTGCGGTAGTCGTTGAGGAGGTCTTTTTTTCCGTCGCCAGTCGAGAACCATCCGGGCCTGTCACTCTGCTTTTTTCTGACCGACCGCTCATCAGTCATGTAGTATATGTTTGAGTAGTGGCAGTCGTCTATGACGGTCTTTCCGAAGGTTCGTCCGGGGCCAGTCGCCTCCCATATGAGGAAGGCACCTCGTCCACCGGGGCCTGAAAACATACGGCAAATACTGACAGCAAGCTCTGCAAACTTGTTCGCGGAGAGTTGGTTAGTGCAAAGCTCAGCCACTTTCTCGCCACTGAGACGGTCACCCACAGAAATAGCGGAATCACTGGCACCAGTGCCCTGAGACACGTCACAGCCCACCACATAATCACGATCTGAAGGAGGCAGGCCCTTTTCGTCCAGAGCGCACCAGACACGAAAGTCTCCCACATCGTTCTCCTCGAACTGTGGTTCGCATCCGGGTTGGACATAGACGGTCCCGATATGTGATGGTTCGCGGCAGTAGTCTCTTCTCAGTTCCCGAAGGGTCTCTGGAGGGAAGAATGGGTAGGCGGAGCCTTGGTAGTCGATGTCTAGCTGGGTGGCAATCTCGACAGGATGTGCCCGCCGGACGACCTCAGCATCATACCACGGGCTTCGCGGCTTCCCCTTGTCGTCCTGCCACAGCCCCTCCCCCTTCTCGGGGTGATCGGGCCAGTGAAGTCGCAGCCGGGGAGTGCCCTTTTGCCTCTGGGCATAGAAAGCGTTGCCCGTACCGCACGGGGTCGAGTTGAAGATGCGGCAATTGCTCGTATCCGCAGTCGCGGAGAGCGTATCCCAGCCCCCGCCGTCGAAAGCAGCGAACTCGTCGATCAGCATGGCACCCCGGCGACCGCCACGACCGATGTTATCGTTAGTTGACTCGCCCTCGATCTTCGATCCGTTGTCCAGATTGATGAGCTTGAGCTTATTTCGGGTCAGCCGGGGCGTCATCCAAGCCGGAACACCCTTGAGTAAGAAGTCCATGTGCCCAAACAGGGAGTCAGCAGCCCCGTCCACCAGCGATTCCTTCCGAGAAACCATCAGGTAGGACTGCATTGGGCGGAAAAGCCACCCCCAGAAGAACAGGGTGAGGCACATCCAGCTCGCACCCATGTCCCGGCTCTTCTCGATGAGGATGTCGTGCCCCTTGAAGACAGTTCCGTCCTCTTTTCTGTGCGGTAAGGACTCAGCAAGACACAGGAGGGCGTTGTCTTGGAACCCGTAGGTGATGAACGGGATCTTGGGGTTGGGCTTCCGGGGGTCGTAGGTCCAGCAGAACATATTCACGAAGTACAGGATGTCCCGAGAGCAGGCATCCCACAGCATTCGCTGGGTTTCCCTGTCAGGACCAGCCTTCTCCAGAAGCATCTGCCGCTGTAGCAGGTTCCCCTCCATCGTCTTGTCCACCTGCGAGTACAGGGGGAGGCTGGAGAGATCGGAGCATCTCGGCGATTTCAGAAGTGGAGCGGGCGGCATCCTGCACAAACCCCCTGAGTTCAGCGTTTTCATCGACCTGCTTGCCGACCATACGCATCCACTCGACGTAGAAGGATTTTGGATCGTTCTGGGCGAACTGAAGCAGCCCCCACGCACCGGACGACGGGGCTTCCTCCGGTTCGACGTTACTGACGGCGATCTTCTCGTACACCCACTGGTAGTCGTCTCTCAGCGTGGACTTCTTGCCCTCAAAGACATCCGAAGACGGCTCCGTCTTGGGTCTCGGAAGAACGGCGCGCCGATTCTCACGGGTGGGTGGAGCAGGCAAACCCGGAGCCTCTGACGCGCCGAACTCCGAGACCGCCTGAGCGTAGGCCGCACCCTTGGTCAGTCCTCCGGCTACAAGCTCCTCTCGCCTTTGCTTGAAGTCGTCGAATCTGCCTTCGGCCTTGAGTCGCTCGGCAATGGCTTCACTCGGGGATGGCAAGGTGCGGTCT